TGGCCCTTTGCATTTGTACCACTCATAGACCTTCCACCAGTTCCAACACCATTTTTTCCATATGTACCATCTTTATTCATAGAAAATTGACTTAGGCCGGGATTTTTACCTCTGCCATTTACTTGACCGTTAGGACCATAAGAAAATTTATCCACAGAGTAATCTTTGCTTGTAATATCTACGCCCCAAGCTGCTGCTTGTAGTCCTCTTGCTTGATCAACCGATATTGATCTACTAGGATTTTTAGCATCATAAGCAACCGATATATTTTTCCCAAAGGGAGATGCTATGCTGTGAACAGATATATTTCCTATATTAAAACTGCCACGCATTCCGTTTGCCGCTTGATGAGCAGCTATTGAAGGCTGTTTACTATGATTCTCAACAGCACTTGCTATACCCATTGCAGTGCCAGCACCGGGAACTGCTGCACTAAAAACACCTTTTGCTATACTTTTTGCATCAATTGTACCCGGAGGATTAAGTCCAACAGCCCGATATGAAGCTGAAATTTTATCTGCATCCATCCCATATACATTCTGTCCAAGTGTAGATGGTCCTTCATATTCTGGAGAAAAAGAAAAAGATGCATCAAAATCTCCAGTTGGAGAAACAGAGGTTGGTCCTAGACCAGTTGTATCAGGCGATTCGCCCCCAATATCTGGCGGTTGCCTACGAGGGCTAACTACAGGAGCTTGAACAGGAGGTTGTCTACGTGTCTGTCCTAAATCTTCTGGATTGGCTTTTTTATATCCCGGAGGAGCACCACCCTGTACTTGGCCCCCAATAGTAGTAAGATAAATTACATTACCATCATCATTAATGAACGGATCAATCTTATATCCTCCGGGCAATCCTGCCGCTGGACCTTGAAACTGTAAGTACTGTGACTGTGGAGTTCCTTTTGTAAAGCTTGGCTGTGGGCCAAAGATGTCAGTATACTTTGTTCCTTTAGGAGCAATGAGAGAAGGATCAGGAATTTTATCTAATGTTACAAGACCTGCTGTTGTAGATATGCCGGGAGGGGCAAATTGCTGGTATAAACCGGGACTTACTTCCTTATAATACCCCTGCTGATATTGAGTTGTATTTAAACTTAAAGGAGCTATGGGAGCTACAGGAGCAGGAACAGGTTGAGAGGATACAGGACGTATAGGCTGAACAACAGGAGGTTGAGGCAATGGCGTTGTAGGAATAGGTTGCTGTTGAGGAGTTTGTGGTAATCCAGCAGTAGCAAGACCACCAATTTGAAATTCCTGATCTTCATCTTCCATACTAGGTAATGGTGTTTCATCAGGTATTGTCTGCTCATCAGGATTGCCTACAAGACCCATACCTTCCATCTGTTGCATACCTTGCTTTGCTTTTTGCAATGAACCTACATAAAAATCTAATCCATGATACCGCACAGCATAGTCAGGAATTACAAATTCACCGGGACTGATAGCTGCAGTCTGATCATCACGAACCCCTTCTGCCGTAGCACCCAAAGGTATTTCATTTCCACTTACAGGGTCCACCTCGTTAGGATCAGCCATAAATCCTTCTAATTCGGCATCATCATTAAATTCATCTATGTTAGCCATGTGCGTTTACCTCATCTCGCAATTGTTTAAGTTTACGTAAAGCACCTATTGCGCCTTGTGCTTTATGTATATTTACAATATCTATATTTTGTTCTAGATTAGCTTGTTGTTGCATAATCACCCAATCAATGTAATTATTGAAGTGGTCCCATTGGCGCTTGTTGTTGACCATTGACTTGAGCTTGCTGAGTAGTAGGCTGCTGTGGTTGCTGTTCTGTTCCACTAAATTGATCCTCCATAGGTACAGGTGCTGCTCCTACGCCAATGTTTCCTCCACCGCCGCCTTGCAAGTCATTTGGACTTAACCCTTGAGCACCCGGAGCTTGTGCTTGTGGAGGCTGGTCAGGCTGCTGCTGTTGTAGTATTTTAGCCTGACGCAATGCTTCTTCAGGAGTATTACAAACTTTATCAGGATCAAGACCCATTGAATTTGCAATCTCACGAATGATAGAAGTAAATTTAGCAAACGGAGCAAGAGCAGGATTAGCTACAACCTGCAAGAATTGTAATAGCCTTTGACTACGAACTTCGTTAGCCATAAGACTTTCTGTTCCCCTAGCTTTAATTTCAAGATCACCCTTAATACTAGAGTCAAAATTAAACTGCATATTAAAGCTAAAGAAAGCCTCTCCTAGTGGTCTTAGAAGATAATCATCGAAGTTCTTTACCACTGTTTTAACACTACCTGCAGCAGCACCTATAAGCATTGAAATACCTGCTGCAGTTCGTCCTGTTCCTGCTACACCTGTTTGTCCATGTGCAAAACTAGGAAGACCCGTAGCTTCATCGGAAAGCTGACGGGCCTTGTCAAACAGTTGCATGTTCTCATTACTTACATTTGGAAACTTAGTTCCAAATATTGCTTGTCCCGGAGCGCCACCTTGCCGCCTGAAGACTTTGCCCGGATACACCTGCAAGTCTTGTCCCGGAACTAGATTTGTTTCATCTACTTCAATAAGCAGATTACCACTGAGAACGGCATTGTCTACTGCCATTCTCATAAAGCCATTCATCAATGTCTGTGTGTCATCCATATTTTCTGCAAGACCAATACCAAAGAAACTGTAAGGATTAAGTTCGTATGGCACAGCATAGTACGGAATACGTGTAGGTTTAAATGGATTAATTACAAGACGCAGTACAAAACTATTACATACCCAACAATTTACCTGTATCTGGTCTGCATTTTTAAATTCTTTAGGAAGATCAATACCGTATTCTTTAGCAATGTCTGTTTCCATTAAGCCCCAATACTCAAGAACTTCATACCTTTCAGGATGATCATTTAAATAATAATCTTTTAGATCGTCTTCCCAATACTGACTTGAGTAGACTTCACCCATTTCAATACAACGATCAATTGCTTCCTTGCGAAAATGAGGACGATCTTTTAATTCTCGTAACTGTGAACGAGATAATTTGTGCCGTTCAATAACATAGGTAGCATCGTCCATGTTACTTGCATCAGGATCAGGATACAAGTCCCAACAAGATACGTGCTTAACTTGCGGAACAGTTTTAATTGTAGGAGAATACGTTCCTTCATCGTCCCAATTTGCATATTCTTTATCTACTGCAAACGGCCCCTTAATAATGCCCGTACCAAATAAAGCACATTCAAATGTAGAAGAACGAAGATGTTTACTGGCACCAGACTCTTCTAACTGATCCATAATCTGTTTTTCCATCTTCTTTGCAGCTACCATAGCTGGATGGAATGTAGCAGCGGTAGGAGTAAGACCCTCACCTTCAGTAAGACCTTCTATGTCACCAAGTTTTTCTTCTAAAGGACCAAGCTTAATTTTCTTGTCCTGTAAGCTGGCTAGTGTATCTCCTGCTTCAAAATCTTGCCCATCACCCGGAAAACCGTATGGACTTTGTTGTTCCTGTTCTTCTGTCTGTTCTGGAGGTTTTTTAGGATCAAAATGAACTGCTTCAGTTACACCTTCTGGTAATGTCGTAGGTTCAATGCTTAGAGGAAACTTTTGCCTTGCAAAAAGAACATCTGTAAGTTGCCCATATGCAGCTAGTACTTTAGTCTTCGTAACTTTAATAAATACACGAGAACGCTCTGCCTCTGTAAACTGGACATCAGGACCATATAAACCTCTATAGTTTCTGTATGACTGAAGCCATCTCTCTTCATCAAAACGCCGCCAATCTTTTGACCTGTTAAACCTGCCTTCAATAAATGCAATTAATCCTGAAAGCTCAAGGTCATCTGTTTTTTCGTCTAAGACTAGAGCATCTGTTTCTTCAAAATTTTGATCTGACATATTTTAATATCCAAAGGTTGCGTCAGATGGAATGTATCTATCTGACATATTTTCAATTGTAAAATCGAATATCCCTCGTCTGGGCCTACTCATTACTCCATAACGTAGCGCATCATATAAATGGTCTTCTGCTCTTGTATTTACATCTTCGGGATTTTTAGGATCAAGAGGAATAGAAGGTAATTGTGAAACAAGATTGATACAGCTATGAAATACAACCATTCCGGGGATGTTATTAGTATCCTCATTTTCTTGAACCTGAAGCCTTCTATGTATTTCATTTTTACCTGAAATCCTACTTCCTGCACTTCTATCACTAGGACGCCACCTACATCCTTCCATAATCATTTGTTCTGCAAGACTTGGCCCTGTGTCACCTCGCTTATGCCAACAGGAACTGTCTAATACTCCATAAAGAATTGTACCATCTTCATCTTCCAAATGCAAGACTTTATTTGCTAAATCTTTAGCTAGCACCTTAGAAACATATAATTCTCTGTAAATAATTAATTGCCCATCTGGTGCAACGGCAAACCAAAGTACAGCACTGTAAGAACCATAACCATAATCACAAGCTCTAAATTTAGGCCAGTTTTTGGGAATATCAAACGGCGCAACAACGTGAACTGTTCGATCAAATTCTGGAAATGCTGCACCTTCTGCTACGTCCCAATTACCTTCTAAAAGTCTTTTGCGTTGATTTTCTGGCAACGACAAAAGCATTGTCTCATAGTCACCACTTTCAGCAAGGTATGGATTATCAAATAACTTTGCAGGAATAAACTTCCTTGTAAAAAGTGGTTCTCCTTCTTTTGTATGACCTACTGGATATACAAGAGTATCTCCATTTTCATCAGTAGCCCAAAATTCTTTTCCGGCAGGAGCAGGATCAACAAAATATTTTTTTACCCAAACATGCCCCGCACCACCGGGGTTTGTCGTTGCTCTCATATAAACTGGTAAATCAGATGCAGTGGACCTCAGACGAGAACGAAGATAATCCCACGCAAATCCTGTGGGCCATTGCGTAAGTTCGTCAAAGCCTATCCAACAAAAAGACAACCCTTGATAGCGGAGTACGTCATCATCTCTATCCAGATATGACAGCCACAATCTTCCACCTGCAGGGGAGGTCCACTGCATCTTTCTCTCCGACCATTTTATGCCGGGAATAATCTTGGGATATAATTCTTGTGATTTCCAAACTAACTCCCTTAATTCTTCTGTAGTTCTACGTAACAGTAGACCTGAAAATTGTGGATGTCCTAAGTAGCGCAAAGGATCAGCTAACATAGCGTAGCTTTTACCTCCTCCTGCTGCACCACCGTACAATACTTCTCTCTCTGATGCCGCTAAAAAATCTGTTTGCGGCCCTTTGTTTGGTTTGAATAAAACATTATGTTGTTCTTCAAACGTAATCTCTTCTGGAGTTTCACGTACAACAACTTCAGGCTTCGGCGGCTTCTCTGCTGCCTGTTTCTTTTTTCGCTCCGATACGCTTGCTCTCAATTTCTTCAAGTTTTTCGAGGGCTTTTTGATAGTTTTTAAGCCATGTTTTATATGTTGTTGCCTTACTCTTCCGTTGCTTTTCTTTTTGGATTCGCTTTCTAAGACCAATGTGGGAAATTTCTCGTCCTGTTCTGTCACTCAACCACCCCGCTACTTCTCTATACGAATACTCTTTTAAATATTCTTTAGCTAATTCTAGTGCCTCTAGTTCCTCAATAATAGGTACAAGAATATCTTCATCGTCCTCATGTACCTCATATCCAAAAGGAATGGTTCTACTAATTCTAGGAATCATCAACCATTCATTGTCGTCCTTCAGCCCTACGGGATCAGGCATTTTAAAATAGCCTACATTACGCATTATTGTTTTTTTCTGTTTCTACGCCCTGAAATAACTCTTAAATTTTTCTTTCCATTATTTCTTGGATTACCATCCTTATGATCAATATGTTTACCATCACCTTTTTTTACTCGTCCTGCTTTTTCTGCGTGGTATCTGTTTTTATTTCTCAACGCCCTTTCTTTTTTCATACGAGAGCTTTTATGATATTTAGCATAGTCTCCTTTTTTATACGCCATGAGCCGTATCCTTTGGCGGCAATAGCATAATACCACTAGGAGCAGTCACCTCAACTTTATCTGTTTTATGAATACCAATACGATCCAGTAGCTCCTTTGCTGCATTAAGCCTATGCTGATTGCCTAGCTCTGAAGGACGATCCAGAACATTAATCATTGCTCTTGCCGCTCGTGGAGCATTCATAGCAAGATACTCTTTTGTAAGCTCAAGTACTTCGTCCTTCACAGAACGCAAAACTTCGGAAGGACTTGTCGTTTCGCTATAACCAGCTATTTGCTTTGCTCTAGTGTAGTCTCCTTCAGCTTCATCAAATAGCACCTTCAGAAACGTCTGTTGCTTGGTTGTAAGTTCTCTCACTTGCGTAGGCTCCTATCTCCAAACCACCATGCGACTGCCGTAGTGGTCAAAAACATAATTTGATTTGATAATTCACGTACAATTGTAGGGTCTTCCTGTACACTAAAGAATATGTATCCTGAAAAACCTAACAGACCAAATGTAAGTACAGGACGTACAAACCTTAATATAGAAGCAATAACAGGTGTAGCAGGACCATATGAAGCATCATGTGCATAAGAAGCAGTCTTAATGTCTGAGTCTGCCTGTGTCTGCACTATTGCCTGTTCACTTTCAAGCTCATCTTTACGAGCCGTAATCTGTAGCTGTTGAAGCTGTAATTCCTGATCAAACTCAAGCTTCATCTGTTTTAGTTCTTGCTTCTTTTCAAGAAACCTGCCAACTGTACCAATAGCACTACCGATAATTCCTGTAGCCCCGCCCGATAATACTGAAGCAATAATTTCAAACATGCATGTCTCCTTCTACCAGACCGCTGCAAACTTTCGATTATCTACATGTAAAAAGGTATTGTAGTTTATGCCAAATCCTTTAAACCCTGCAAGTCTTGCAGCTTCGATTAATTCTTCTTTGTCTACTCCACGCAATGAAATATCAAAAGCGGTAGAAGGTCGAGCCTTAGTAGCTCTATGTTGACTTTTTGGTGCGCCACCTACTTTTGCATTATGTATTGGACATCTTGCTGCGCTGTTTATAATTAATGGAACTCCAATAATGTCTCTTGTCTTTTGTAATTTATCTATTGCAGCGTCCTGTATGAATATATTACCACAACCACATTTACAGGCTAGTTCTGACCACATAAAAGATGTACTGGCAAACTTCATTAGATTGGTAACTGCAATACTTTCCAAAGCAATGTAAGCATACCAACTACCACTGTAACTGTAGAACCCATAATGACTGCTTCAAGCCTTCGTATTCGACCTGTTAAAGAGTCAAGCTGCCTTTGTGTCGCCTCTGCTCTGACTGCACATTCTCTCTCATGAGCAATCATCTCTGTCTGAACTTGGGCAGCGGTAACAGCCATTACGCAACCTCTTCCATTACAGATTTAATTTCTCCTGTCTCTAAATCAAGACTTTCTAAAACAGGTTTAGAGGTCGTCTTTCTTAACTCTGCGGCTTCTAACATATCTTGTGGCTCCACTCCAGTATTTTCACGTTGCCCGAATAGCATAGTTACATTTATTCTCTTGTTGTCAAACCCCGGAAGAAAGTTTACATCTGCTGTTTTATGAAACAGATTAGAATCAAACATAACACACCGATTGTACTTATAAGGAATATAGATAGCCTTTGACTGCTGCTTACGTAAATATTCTAACACTTCATCCTTATTGTCGCCGTTGTAGCGACTAAAGTCCCAATCAGGAGGAGCACCTGCATCCCAAATCCACATACCCCCGGTTTTACCAATGTCCTTTTCTTTGTCGTAGTCTGCGTTTGCTTCTGTAGGTGTAATCCAGAAGTTTACGTTAACAGCAGCAAAGTCTGCGTGTACGTCAATACCGGGACATTTAGATTCATATTTAAATGCCCACATCTGAGCTAGATTACGTTTATTAGTCGTGTTAAATATATCCGGCAGATTTTCTACCATTTCTAATGACAGTGTTTCTAAAACTTGTGGATTAAATCCATTTTGTCGAAAGGCACCTAGATACCCTCTGCCATAGATTGTATTCCAGAATGGAAACTCAAGACAATAGTTTTTTAATTTTTGTAACGCTTCTAAGTTTAAAAAATCATCTATAACAACAATATTTGGTTTTGTCTTGTAATAGTTTTCTGAAATAAGATCAAAAGGTAATTTTAAATTTAATGCTTTCTCATGATGATGATGAAACGGAAGTGCAAGACGACCCGTATTCAGTAACCATAAAAGATGCCCGATATCATGTGCTTCCTTCATATGAAGCATATGATCCTTAAAAGGCTGGTCATTAGAATTTTCTAGCGGATTGTATTCTTTCTTTGCTTCTTTAGCTTTCGCTCTACGTTGCTTTCTATTCATAAGGACTACGCCTTCTTCTTGGTTCTCCTAACGGGGGCTTTCTTCTTAGATTTCTTCTTTACTGGACCTACGGCAATCATTACGCCAATGCCCTTTCCTTTGTCCTTCTTGTCGGACATGTATTTGCCACCGTGCATTTTAGCTGCGGCTTTGGCGTTCTTTTCACCTTCTTTTGTGTATGGAAATACTACTTTCGGCATATTACTTCTTCCCTTTGTTAATCGGCGTAGTTTTAGCGGACATGCCACCTACATAGAACATACCACTCTTACGATAGTCTATGTTTGCATTGCGCTTTTTCTTACCCCTAATCATTCCACCTTTAGCTACCATTTCTCCTTCTGGATGAGGTTTATATTTACCCGGTACATATTCTGGAACATAATCGTTTTTACTATCACGTTCTTTCAGTTTTTCTGCATTTCTTTTCTGTTGTGCTTCTAATTTTCTTGCTGCTAAAGGATTATCTTTTTTCCATTGTTCAACATTATCTAAATATTCAATTTCACCACCATCTCCCATAGTAGGATATGGATTTCCTTTATCCTTTTTTTTCTGTGGCATCCTACTTGCTCCTCATGATCTTCATGTCTTTAACCATACCGCCTGTAGCATACGTATGTTTCTTTCCTTTGTAGACGCCACCTTTATGTGCTCTAGCTGTAGGTTTCTTTTTTTGCATTCTTGCTTTTCTTTCAGCTAACATTTGTTGATATCTTTGTTCTTTTACACTGGCACCCTTTTTAGCCAATTTTGTTCTAGAGGTTTCTGCTAAAGGGTCTTCAGGGCGCATATGCGGATTGCGCCTATAGTATTCTCTTAATGCAGCAAGTCGTTTCTCTTCAGCATCTGAAGCCATCTTACTTACTCCTCATAAGCTTCATATCTTTAACCATGCCGCCACCAGCGTAAGAATGCTTCTTGCCTTTATACATGCCGCCACCCATCATCTCAGCCTTCTTGTGCATACCACCATGCATCATCTTTGGTTTGTTAACAGGGCCACCTTTACGTTTAGCAGGGCCAACAAAGTATATAGGCTGTCCTTTATCATTTGTTCCTTTTTGAATTACAGTCGCTGCTGCATCATTGGCTAATTTCTCCACTGCTTTTAAATTGGTACTGCCACCACCGGCATTAAGAGTACTTACTTGTTCTGCAATTCGCTGCATTTCTGCTCTTGCTGCATCATCCATTGTCATAACTATTCTCCTTGTTCGTGATTTCCGTGACAATTACAAAGGCAATCATTATTCTTGCAATCTTCTCCTGTACATGCACAAGTGTCAGAGCACGAACAATTTTCACATTTACAAGCCATTCTAGTGTTCCTTACTTTTTATGTAGTCCTGTATGTCAATGATATTCTCATCTGATACAAGCTCTATGATCATATTCGTTATTTCTATCTCTTTTCGTATGGTCTGCATTCTTAGCAAAAGCTGTGCAAGCTGTCCTTCGTAAAAAGAAAGTTCACGTTCCTTACGCAGCTTTTGCTCTAGAATGTCCGATAGCTCAATTATATTGGACTTGCCATTTCCGTTTTGCATTATCAAAAAAGTATAACAAATAGAAAGCCAACATATATTGCACCATTATCAATTCCAAATATTAACAACTTAACTCTTCTTAATAAAAGTACCTAATCGTTCTTCAGCCAACGGCAAAAGCCTAATACCACAATACCCTATTAAAAAAGCTATTGCTGGCCCCCAGATCATGTCCAACATAAAGTGTTTCATTATAGGAGGAATAAAAAACTCTGCGGCTATCCAGCCTACGAGACAAGCAAGTGCTAAATCTTTCCAAGATATTCTTTTCTGCACTGCCCAATTTGTTAGTCCTCCACATCCACTAGCAATTACACAACATGTTTTAGCGCCCACAGCCATTATGAGAGCTTCCATTGGTTGAGTCCTCCTTTATTTATATATAAATGTAAGTAGAAGTACGCTTAAAAATCAATCACAGAGTTACAGATTTTTTTTACCTCTTTACTTACATTTTTTCATGTAGCCAAGCAGACAGCTTTTTAAGCTGCTGGTGCGCCTTGGCTACGGGCCACATAACCCATTCAACTACCTTGATTGGAATCATCATTACCCACTTAACAATTTTTTTAACCATGTAATCATCTCCATAAGAATAGCTAGACATTTCAAGAACTCTTACGTAAAACACCCCCACCATGCGTACTAGTCCTTGTTCCAGCCTTCAGCTTTCATAGCATTATACACCTGCTCGTAAGAAAAAGTCTTGCCCGTTGCAGCACGTATGGCGGCACGGACATAGACTACATCATGATGGGGAAGACGAATGTGTTCTTTATAATTCGCCATGCTGTGGTAAAACTTTTCCAAAGTTAAATCATTATACCATTTTAACTGTTTTTTCTTCATTGTCAAGTAAAAAATTACACTAAGTCAATTAATTCTGCTGGTTTGTAGTTTTTCGACTTGAGGACTTTACCATCTGCCCTAAATATTGGCTTGCCATCATTATCCAGCTTAGACATATTAGAATTATGGACCCTGCTAAAAGCACTGTCGAAATCCCAACCATAAGTATCAGCCATGCCAACACAGACCACCACGACATCTACAAGCTCCTTTAATACGTTCTCTGCAGGTTCATTGTTTATTGCAGCAAACAATTCATTGACCTCCTCACGAATGAGGTTCTTACGAAGTACAAGCAACTCTGCATCCTCTATAGTAGCATTTTTATACTTTTTCTTACGAGGACACTTAAATGCGTCATGAAATACAAATAAACTTTCTCCTACAGACATTCCTTTCATATATAAATCCTTTCTTACATATGCTTATGTTATATATAGTATATGTTCTTAATATAGTAAATGTTAACATATGCCTATGTGGGAATATGTTATGTACATTATACTCATGTTGGTTACCCTTGTCAACCATAAAATGTATTATAGGCTAAAAAAGAAATAATATTACCCAATATACACTTATATCTTTCTATTACCAGAACTTTTTTAGCAGAGCCTGATTACGTATAGCTTTGTCAGGGCGCAATGTGGTTAACAGCCCATTTTCCTGATCTGTTGTAATCACTGTAATACGTAACGTAACGGGGGGGAGTGGCCCACACGATGCGTCATCTGCTGCGAATGGTTCGCAATTCCATGACATGCCATGCGCTGCCATGATTTCAGATAAGTTGTTGTTTTTGTTGGATAATTTCAGGCTCATTAATACAGCTGTATTAACATAGTGCAGGACAGGCTCTCCGCTGCTCCCTGCTCTTGTATCAGTACACACCGTGAAAGGGCATTGTTGCGCCACCTATACCCCGTCAAATTGCGCTCTGGTGGAGCATACCCACCCTTCAGAT